TTCCACGCGCCCCTCCAGTTCCTTGGCAATCACCAACCAAGCCCTGCCGTACTCGTAGTCCGTGACGCTTTCGATGTCATAGTGCTTGTTGTTGAAGACGATCCAGTCGTCCTTTTGCAGCACCAACTCACGGGGAACTTCCGAGCGATCGAACAAAAAGTGTCGGCCGCCGGTGTCAAAAGAGGAGCCCTGTATGATCGCCCGGTTGGCTGCCATCGCCCCGGCGTTCTGGCGCACCTCGCGTTGACGCTTCTCGGGAAGCACCACCACCCGCGGTATCTTCCACTGCGTAATCGTCCACGTCGTCTGGCCCGTCTCTGTGCTGGAAACGACCGCCAGCTTGCGGCGGACAACCAGCGTCACGCCGTGCTGACGCTCGTGGATGTACATGGACAACCGCATGAAACGGTTGTGGATCGGGTTGGCCTGGTGCATGGCGCTATCCCTAAGGGCACTTGTTGTTTCGCAGAGGGCAGTCGGAACGCTCGCTCAGCGACTTCTCCAAACGCTCCATCATGCTCGTATTGAGCGTGATTACGTCGGTGCAGTGCTCTTCTGTGGCGCAGCCAGTTATGTGGCCTAGCTCGTTCCTTCCTCGGTATTTCAGCGTTTCGCCGATTTTCTGCGCCACATAATTTTGGTGTTACGCTATGGGGAGAGTATTTCGTTTCCCCTTTCTCCCCGGAGGTTCGACTATGTTCGATCAGATTTTCAAGGTTCCCGGTGTTGTGGCGCGCTACCGCAAAGGCCCGATGTTGGAAGAACGCCTTGCCTTCCTGGCACATCTCGCGGACCAGGGCTACACCCGGAAGGGTTTGCGGGTGACGGCGCAGGGGCTGCTCGCAATTGCACAGATGCGTGGATTGACCAGCCGACCTCGAAAGGCCCTGACTCCCAACGAAGTCAAGCGCAAGACGGCCAAGCGGCGCTGGCTCTATCGACTTGCCGTCCGATGGCTCCAATTCATGGGGCGTCTGCAACAGCGCCCCGCCCCGCTGACGCCCTGGGCGAAGAAGATCAAAGCGTTCGCTGATTACATGGAGCATGAAGCGGAACTGTCGCCCGCGACCATTTGCAGCCGTTGCTCGCGGGTGGGGCAGTTTTTCAAGCAACTGCGTGTCCAAGGTGGTTCTCTGCACGCGATCACTCCTCATCGGATCGACACGGCGTTTCAGAAGATGCTCGCCCCCGGAGGCTATTCACGAAATACGGTTCAGACCGCTGCCGGCACACTGCGGGCTTTCTTTCGTTTTGCGGAAGCACGCGGTTGGTGCCGCAAGGGATTGGCGGCATCCATTTGCGCTCCGCGGGTCTACTCGCAGGCATCGTTGCCACTGGGACCGTCGTGGGACGATGTGCGGCGGTTGCTCGCCATGACCGAAGGCGACCAGCCGCACAGCATCCGTGCCCGAGCAATGCTGATGCTACTCGCCATTTACGGTCTCCGGGCTGGGGAGGTGAACCGCCTGCGGCTTGAAGATTTCGACTGGGAGCATGAAGTGTTCCGTGTCGTATCTTCCAAGTCGGGGCGGGTCCGAACCTATCCGCTAACGCGGTCTGTCGGGGATGCAATCCTGCGTTATCTGCAAGAGGCGCGACCGCGATCCGCGCATCGGGAATTGTTTTTATCGCTGAGGGCTCCTCTCCGCCCGATTAAGCAGAGTTCGCTTTCGGATGTGGTCAGCAAGTGGTTGCGATCCCTACACGTCTCACTTCCACACTACGGTCCTCATGCCCTGCGTCATGCCTGCGCCACGCAATTGCTGGCCGCTGGCCTGTCGCTGAAGGAGATTGGCGATCAACTGGGACACACGAACCCCGAAAGCACACGGATTTATGCCAAAGTCGATCTTCCCGGCCTCCGGGAAGTGGCCGATTTCGACATGGGAGGTGTCCTATGAACCTCCAACGTCTGATCGAACAGTACATTTCCTTGCGCCAGTCGCTTGGATCGCCATTCACCACGGATGCAAAACATCTCCGGGCCTTGGGCCGTGCCCGTGGCGCACGAGCCACCATTGCCGGTATTCGCACGGAGCACGTGGATGCTTTTCTGGGCAAAGCCAGGCCCGTAACCGAAACCTGGTTCAGCAAGTTGAGCCGCCTGCGGGGCTTCTTCCAATACGCCGTGAGCCGTGGCTACATCACCACAGCCCCTCTTCCGACCGTCATGCCGAAGTGCCCGCCGGCATTCGTTCCCTACGTCTACACGCAGGAAGAAGTCCGCCGCCTTATTCAAGCGATTGAGCCTCACCCGCATGGCAACACCGTCTTGGAGCCGGCAACGTTTCGCGTGCTGATTCTGGTCTACTATGGAGCCGGCTTGCGCCTGCGGGAGGCGACACAGCTCACGCGCGCCGACGTGGATTTGAGCAAGTCCATCCTGACGATTCGGAACACGAAGTTCGGCAAGACACGACTGGTTCCCGTGGGATCGCAACTGAACCGGGTCTTGGTTCAGTACGACCGCACTCGGCCGAAGGGACGGCCTGCCGACGCCCCCTTTTTCGTAACCGCAAAGGGCGGCCTCATCGGCATGAGGCTGCTCGACAGGAACTTCCGCGTTACGTGTGATCGCGCGGGCATCCGCCGGACTGACGCACGCCAACAACCGCGGATTCACGACCTGCGCCATGCGTTCGCCGTTCACCGTCTCACCTCCTGGTACAAGCAGGGTGCCGACGTACAGCGACTCCTGCACCAATTGTCGGTCTATCTGGGCCACGCCCATTTGCAGGACACGCAAGTGTACCTGAGCATGACGCCCGAGCTTCTTCGTGAAGCCAGCCAGCGCTTCGAGCGCTACGCCGGGAAGGAGGGACGCCATGACTAACACCGACTTGCTTAGCCCTTGGGTCCGCCGGTTCTTGTTGGAGTACCTCGTTGCGGAGCGGAATCTCGCCCGCAACACGCAGGCGAGCTATCGGGATACGTTGCAGCAATTTCTGCCGTTCATAGCTCGCGCCGCCCATCGACGGATCGAAGCGCTTCGGGTGGAGGACGTTTCGCCGGCGCGCACCCGCGCTTTCCTTCAAGATTTGGAGAAAACTCGCGGCTGCGGGATCGCCACGCGAAATCAGCGCCTCGCGGCGATCCATTCCTTGGCGCGATTCATCGGTCGGTACAGCCCGGAACACCTGGAATGGTCCGGTCAAATTCAGACCATCGCGTCGAAGAAAGTCGCGCGCCCGCTGATCGGATACTTGGAGAAGGACGAACTGGATGCGTTGCTGAAAGCACCCAACCAACGCACTCCCCAAGGCCGTCGGGACTACGCGGTGCTTCTGTTTCTGTACAACACCGGCGCTCGGGCCGACGAGGTAGCCCAGGTGCGGATCGGCGATCTCGAACTCGGTGCGGCATCCAGCCGCGACGGCTCGGCCGTCGTGCTGCGCGGCAAGGGAAACAAGCGCCGCCGCTGTCCGTTGTGGCCGCGGACAGTTGACGAATTACGACCACTCCTTGACCGTCGAGCGGCATCGGAGCATGTCTTTCTCAACCGCCGCGGGCAACCGCTCACGCGATTCGGGGTCCATGCGCTGGTCGAACGCCACGCTGCCCGCACGGCAGCGACACTGCCGTCCGTGGCGAAGAAGCGTGTGAGTCCCCACACGATCCGTCACACGACCGCAACCCACTTGCTTCGAGCCAGGGTGGACATCAACACCATTCGCGCCTGGTTGGGCCATGTATCCATCAGCACGACCAATGTGTATGCCGAGGTCGATCTGGAGATGAAGGCCAAGGCGCTTGTGAAGTGCGACATCAAGGGCGGCAAGACGAAGAAGCCGTGGCGCAAGAATCCAGGGCTCATGGAATTCCTGCGAACCTTGTAGGGCAAAGATTATGTGGCGTCCAGCACAGCAACGAGTCCAGAAATCACGGAGGAAGCGTGCTGGACGCCACATAACTGACTGCGCCACAGAAGAGCACTTGAACTAAGCCGCTCCGCGGCAGGCAGTGGGTCACGGTAGAGGATATTGTCCCGGCTTCGGTCGGGCTTTTTCGTGCGTAGGGGTGTCGGCAGCAACTGGGGGGAGGAAACTGGAGGTTGTGTTCCGAATCTCCGTTTCCAACGTTTTCCCCAAGGAGCTGTCGACATGACTCCCCTGCGTCAACGAATGATCCACGAACTCGAACTGCACCGCAAGTCTCCCAACACCATCGAGGCGTACGTCACTGCGGTCGCGCAGTTGGCACAACACTATGGGCGTTCGCCTGATGGAATCGCGGTCGATGAAATCCGCGACTTTCTCCATCATCTGATCACCGTGCGGAAGGTGGCCTACAGCACTTGCAATCAGAAGCTGGCAGGCATCCAATTCTTCTACCACCATGTCTTGGGGCAGGAAGAATTCTCTCTTCGCGTTCCGGCCAAGCGTTCCGGCCGGTTGCCGGAACCGCTCAGCCGCAACGAGATCGCCAAACTGTTCGAGGTTACCAACAATCTCAAGCACCGCGTCCTGCTGATGACCGTTTACGGCGGCGGGTTGCGCGTGTCCGAGGTGGTGCAACTGCGGCCCCAGGACATTCATTCCGAGCGGATGCTGATTCGAGTCAACCAGGGCAAGGGGCACAAGGATCGATACACGTTGCTTTCGGCCCGACTGCTGGAGGAACTGCGGGCCTACTGGCGTCAGTACCGACCGCAGCAAGGGTGGCTGTTCCCGGGCGCAAACGGTAAGGGATCGCTGTCGGCGGACGCAGCGAAAAGGATTTTCTACGCGGCCAAAGAGCGGGCGGGGATTGTGCATGGCCATGGTATCCATTGCCTGCGACATTCTTTCGCCACGCACCTGATGGAAGCGGGCGTGCCGTTGCCGACGATCCAGCGTCTGATGGGCCACGCCAGCCTGAACAGCACAGCGAAGTACTTGCACGTGACCAGTCAACATCTTGACGGTGTCCACAGCCCCCTCGATCTGCTGCGTCTGCCCCAGGACTCCGACTGCGTGGTGCCCCAGGATTCCGGCGTTCCGGTCTCCAAGGACTTCGATGTTCTCGTGCCCGAGGAACCCCCCGTTCCGACACCCAAGGGTTCCGACGCTGGGGTGCCCAAGGGCTCCGGCATTGCGGAGTAATCGCTATGTCCGATGCCGCGCCCTGCGGTGCGGTGCCGGTGGAAACTGCTTCCTGCGAACTGGCCGACATCTTTCGGCAGTACGGTCAGGCATACCAAGAGACGCATCACCTGACACCGTCGCAACGCAAGGCGGCATGGGCGATTACCCATTGCCGGACCGCCGCCTTGGGTGGCCATCGCCATTGGTGCCCGTCTTGCGGTTTCGAGCGGTACACCTACCATAGTTGCCGCAACCGTCATTGCCCGAAGTGCCAGACCATAGCCACGGCCGCCTGGGTGACAGCCCGCCAGGAAGAACTCTTGCCGGTGCCGTACTTTCACAACGTGTTCACTCTGCCGCACGAGTTGAATCCACTGATCCTCTGGAGCGAGCGCAACCAGCGATCGCTATTGGGCCTGTTGTTCGATGCGGCGGCCCAGACCCTCCTGGAGTTCGGCCGCACCGAGTTCGGCGGCAAGGTCGGATTCACGCTCGTGCTGCATACGTGGGATCAACAGTTGCGGGCCCACTATCACCTCCATGGCCTGATTGCTTCCGGCGCGCTGGCCGACGACGGTTCACGGTGGATCGCCGGGGGGCGGCAATTCCTGTTTCCGGTGTGTGGGCTGAGCAAGATGTTCCGTGCCAAGTATCTGGATGGCTTGGCCGAACTGTTGGAACGCGACCAATTGGAATTGCCGCCTCAGTTGGCCGAACTGGCCGAGGCTACCGCCCGCCGCCGTTGGCTGCGGCACTGCCGAAAGAAACCGTGGGTGGTGTATTCGCAGGCTCCCTTTGCCGGGCCACGCAAGCTCCTGGATTACCTGGGACGCTACACGCATCGTGTCGCGATCAGTAACCACCGCATCCTCGCTTGCAAGGACGGCCAAGTGCAATATCGCTATCGCGACCGCCGCGACGGGGACCGGCTCAAAACGGATATCCTGCCCGCCGAGGAATTCCTCCACCGCTTTCTCCAACACGTCCTGCCGGACCGCTTCCTTCGCATCCGGCATTACGGCTTGCTGGCCAACTGCGTCAAAGGCCCGCTCTTGACACACTGCCGCCAATTGCTGGGGGCTCGGCCGAAAGCGACAGACGACCCGCCCCAGTCAGCCGCCGACTGGATGCGAGTCCTCCTCGGGATCGACATTGCACGGTGTCCTTGCTGCGGCAAGGATCTGCACTGCGAGACCCTTCCCCCCGTGCGATCCTCATCACCGCAGGCCACAGATTCACCGCATCCGAGGCACCTTCCGCCATGGGATACCTCCTGAATTCCAACGTCATGATGATTCAGACCACAGCCTTCCCTATCGCGATCGCAAGCTCTCCGCTCTGCCTGTGGAGATGCTCTGCGCCCACCGACGGGTTCGCCCCATGGCAATCCCGTTCCCAGACACTCCGGCTCTGGTCACAATTCCTCGGCTTTCCCGTTTCCTGCCCTTCCCAGCTCACGTCCGCCTCCACACCGCCCTCTGAGCAACACTCGACTCTTGCTCCCTTGTGATCCAATCTGCAAGAGAAGAAGATCTCAGCCCCCTCACGCTCCGCGGCTCAGTTCAATGGGGTTTTATCGGTCATCGCTGCGCGACGACGCGATAAAACCCTACACATTATGTGGTCCACCACATAATCGCTCGACCAGCGGCAATAACACCTCGCGCTGCTCGTCTTCCAGCTTCGTGATGCGGTCGCTCATCCGCAGTTCGCGGAGCCAGTTCTGCCAGAGAAAATACGCGACCACCAGCGCCAGCGGCCCGTACTGCTTGAGCAACACCAACAGATTGGACGCATCCATCGCGGGGTCTCCATCAGGGAAAGAAAAGGGCCACCCGGCCCGGATCGCTCCGGGCCGGGTGGATTGGTGCCTTGATACAGCCTTACGTCAGCCCTGGAGCACGACGCAGAGGTTGGTGTCCAAGACCGCGACACCCGCGAGGATGTCCAGGTTGACCACCGTGCCGCCGTTGGCGATGCTGTACTGCATCGAAACCCGCATGGCGATGTCGTTGTAGACACCGACGTGCGACAGTACGCCCATCGCGTTGTTGGGGATGGCCAGCGGCCGAGTCACCAGGGCGATGGCGTTCCGGTGGAAGGCCATGTTGAGCGCGCCGGCCGGGCCGGGGAAGCACAGATCGGCGCTGTTGACCGTCTGCTCCAGCGGCCGATCCAGGTAGACCGTCTGCTGGCCGGCGCTCGACAGGTAGGACTCGATCACGGTGTAGGTCACGCGGCCCGAACCGGTGCCGAAAGCGACCATCTGCCCGATTTGCGGCGCGGTGTTCCAACCGGTCAGGACCATCCCTTCCACGTAGCCTGCGGGATAGGTCGCGCTCGCCGCGCACGACCGGTAAACCGTCAGCGCGGCAGAACCGGCCGTGGCATACTTGTTCACCTCGTTCAAGGTGATGGCCGTGGTGGCACCGCTGCCGGTGGTCGCGGCGGTGATGTAGGTCGGCTGGTCGTTGCCGGCCACGACGGCGAATTCGCCGACGCTCACGGCGCGGTCGGCCAGGGTGACGGCTTGCGACCCGCCCAATCCCGCGGCCAGGGCGTTGGTGACCGTGCCCGTGGTGTCCGCGTCGCAGTTGGCGACGTAGACGCTGTTCACGTTCTGGTCCATGTAGGTGTCGAACCCGAGAATCCGTCCCAGGGTGGCGCTTTCCAACGCCGTGCCGAAGTCGCCGCGCATCTGGGCGGCGATGAACAGTTCGTTCTTCAACAGCGCGGTCTCGCTCACCGGGGCGAGCACCAGGTTGCGCCCCTCCAGCGGGGCCTTCTGGACGTTCAGTTGCTCGCGGGCCTCCAGCACGAAGTCCTTGCTGTTGGCCGCGGAGAGGTTGCCCAGGCGGCCGACGCGATTGCTCGGGCCGCCGAGGAAGGCGGGGATGCGGCCCAAGACGGCGCGGTCCACCGAGCGGGCGATGGTCATCATGCCCGGCCGGAGGTAGATGTCCACCAGGTCTTGGAACGACTTGCTGGCCTCGCCATCCTTGATGGTGAAACTGGTGTAGAACCACTGGTTCAACGGCACCTGGACGTTGGTGGCCGTGGCGTCCTGGTTCTGGAGAACGTCGCCGTCCGCCTTGCGGCGAATCTGGAACGTGCCCGGCCGGCGGGTGTTCACCACGTCGCCGAACTGGCGGATTTCGTTCTCGAAGTCGCGGTGGACGAGGTTGGCGATGACCATGTTTTCCTGGAGGATCGCCAAGCCTTCCGCGGCCCACAGTTCCGGAATGAAGGCGCTGTTGTCGTTGTCGAAGCACGCCACGACGGCGCGAGAGAGGTACAACGGATTCATCGTTTTGCTCCGTAGTTGTCAGTTCAAGAAACACAAAAAGCCGCGACATGCGGCTTCTTGACGACGAACCCCTGATGAAGAAAACTACTAGCGGCTCAACTTGCCCTTTTTGGGGGCACGCAGCCCGAGAAGTTCAGGGTTCTTCTCGCGGATTTCCATGTATTGCTGTTGAGTCAGCCTCCGTGGATCAAGTTTGCCGCCGCTGCCCGACGCCAGGCCGCCGGTTGCCGCACTCGACCCGATGCCGCTGACGACTCCGGACTTGAAGAGGTTGCCGTAGACTTGCGGCAACTCTTTCATCCGCTTCACAGCGCTCTCGGGCGTGTGCAAGGTCACTGTCGGCTCGCCGGTATTGGGATCGGTGTCCGGGAAGTCCACCACGACCTTGAATTTCCCCGCTCCCTTGCCCGTCTTTTCGTCCGTGATTTCGGTCAAGCGAGTCATGGGACGCAACACGGACATGACCGTGTTGGTGTTGAACGCATCACCGCTGACGGCGGCATCCATCAAGGCCCGCTCCACCGTTTCGCCACGGTAGCGGATTTCCCACACCTCGCGGGCCTTCTTTTCGTCCGTCAGATTCTTCTGATACTGCTCTTCCAGTTGCTTCTTCTCGTGAGCCTGTTGCTGTTCCTTCGTCCGCGTCTCCTTCCGCAGGTCTTCCAACTGCTGGGCCATCTGCTCACGCTCTTGGAGGGTAAGGTTCTTGGACGCCGACACCTCCTCCAGCATCTTCTCGACCCGCTGCAACTGCTGTTGGTGCTTTCGCTTGTCCTCGGCGAGGATGCGATTCAAGTCATCCTGCGTGAAACGGGCATCGGCCGCTCCGGCACCTGCGTTCGTGCCAGCGCCAGCGCCAACACCAGCACCCGCACCAGCGCCCGCGCCGGCATCACCGACGCCCGCGCCTCCAGCGGCACCCGAGCCTACGCCGGCACCCGCACCGCCCTCGCCCTCGTAAGAAGCCAACACCGCTTGCGACAAATAGAGATTCTGCATCACACGATTCCCACACCCACGATGAAGGTGCAGACTCCAAGCGTCGTGGTCCGCCTTGGTGTCTCGAAGCCACGGCCTTGAAACGGGCCGCCGCGTTGGCCCAGCAATGGAGCCCGGCAGACGCCGGGCTACGAAACTCGTGACAGCCGAACCGCCTGATCGTCGCGCAGAAACGGCTTCAGCAGCGACCAGGCCAAGGGATTCGGCACGAGATTGATGATGTGTTCGATCGGCACCATGTTCCGCTCGAAGTGCGTGCGCACCTCGGCATAGCCTTGGGCCGTGACGGAGAGGTTTTCCAGTTCCATCTGCGGGTCGATGCCGTCCAAGAGGCTGTAGGCCAACTCGTATTGGGCCTGGCAGATCGCATCCGGCACCGTCGTGTCCGCGCCGCGGGGAAACTCCAACGGCTGACTCGCCTCGGCCGCACGCTCCTCCGCGCGGTATATCCTTTCCGCCTCCCGCTTGTACATTTCGGTATACGGGTTGCGCCACGGCGGCGGGGTGTTCTGCTTGAACAACCAGACGGCGTGTTTGCAGCCTTTGAAATTCAGGTTGTCGATCAGCCGCCGGGCCATCAACAAGGCTTTCGGCTTGTCGGCATCGTCAGCGTCGTTCCAGGCTCGCGAGTGCAGGCGGCCGGCGAAATAGGCTTCGGCGTCGCTGAGATCACCGTAGTAATCGGCGTCAATGGCCATGCTTTGCCTCCCAATGCCTGCTGCCTCTAATCGCCGTTCAACCACCGTGCGTCTGGCGCGGAGTGGACTGCATACCAGCCCTCACCCCACAAGTCCTGCAACTGCCTGAAGTAGGTCTCGTAGCTCCACTTCACCTTGTCCATCGCGTAGCGGGCTACCGCGTGATCGTGGATGTACTGCGGGTCCAGCGACGGTGCGTGCTTGGCCGCCTGCACAAACTCGTTGAGTGTGCGGCAGCGGAAGCCCGTTTTGCCGTGCTCTACGGTCTCGGGAAAAGCCCCGAAGTCGGTGGTGATGGCCGGCGTCCCCGCCATCTGACTCTCGATCGCTACCGCGCCGAAGGGCTCGATATATGTCGTAGGGACAAAGGTGGCGATCGCTTGTTGGTAAAGCAGGGCCCGCTTGTTGCCCGTGGCGAAGCCCACGTACTCCAAGTTGTCGCCTTCGTAGACCTCGCCGTCTTTACAGAAAATGCGGTTCCCTTCCACCTTGACGCATCCCTGCCCGGCGATCTTCAGCTTGGCTCCCAGCCGCTTGCAGGTCTCGACCGCGATGTGGATGCCCTTCCGCTGGATCAGCCGGCCGAGGTAAAGGTAGTAGTCTCCCTTGACGCCTGACGCCTGCGGGTAGTCCGCCGGGTTCAGGTAGTTGGGAATCACGGTGTCGTAAAAGCGGCCGTCCGGGTTGAAGCCGCCCTCGGCTCCCCAAATCTTGTGCATGTGGGCGTAGGACTCGAACACGCGGTACTTGGCGAAGGTGCCGTTGTAGCCGATGCCGTACTCCACCACCATCACGTCCGTGCCCACGGCGTTCGCCAGAGGGATGTTGATGGTGCCCATGATGAGGCACACGAAGTCGCCCGGCCGCTTCCGCTTGTTGATCTCGGCCGCTGCCCGCTCATTGGTCAACTGCCAGTAGGGTGCCCGGCCGCTCCAATCGACTTCGTAGAGGGCGTTGGGATCATACGCGCCGAAAAAACCTCCCTGCTCGGCCTTGGAGAGGATGGTCACGTCTTCGATGCAACAATCCTGGACCTCGCTCCCTTCCACGCCGTAATGGTACACCTCGTGTCCAAGGCTGCTCATCATCTGGCAGAAGTGCAAAATCTTCATCGTGAAGGCGCAGGCCGAATGGCTCATGGCCGTTTGCGTGTGGGGCAGCGCGACAACGTGAAATCGCATTGGGTTCTCGTGTGGCTGTTCAAGTGGGAAGCACGTGCCTGCATCTCACGGTGACACTAGCTGGCAGGAGTCCAGGTTGCTACGCCGCCGGTGACGCTCAAAGAGTACACGCCGTCCGCCAAAGTGGACGGATTGGGCACGCCGTTGCTCGGGCCAGTCGCGCCAGTGGGCCCTGTCGCGCCAATTGACCCCGCAGGGCCGCGCGCGCCCGTTGGGCCGATCGCACCTGTAGGGCCTGTGTCTCCTACATCACCGACAGGTCCGGTTGGGCCAGTCGCCCCGACGCCGAAAGGCCCGGTCGCACCGCTAGGTCCCGTAGCTCCGGTAGCCCCGACACCAATAGGTCCGGTCGCACCACTAGGTCCCGTAGCTCCGGTAACGCCAGTCGGTCCCACTGCGCCGGTAGCTCCGACGCCAATGGGCCCGGTCGCCCCAGTAGGTCCCGTTGCTCCAACATCGCCTTGCGGCCCAGTCGCGCCCACCGGTCCCGTGGGGCCGCCATCGGGCCCCGTTGCTCCGGCGACACCCTGGGGTCCTGTAGCACCATCGGGGCCTGTCTCACCAATCGGACCTGATGGGCCTGTCGCACCGGTAGCCCCGGTCGCGCCAACGCCGGTTGGCCCGGTCGCGCCAGCAGGGCCAGTCGCACCAGCAGGTCCGGTAGCCCCGATGCCGGTAGCCCCGCTGGGTCCAGAAGGCCCTGTGGGACCGCTCGCACCTGTGTAGCCAGCGGCACCAGTAGCTCCTACAGCACCCGTAGCACCAACAGGGCCAGTTGCACCCTGCGCGCCAGTCGGTCCGATGCGCCCTGAAGGGCCAGTAGCGCCTGTCGCGCCACTCGGACCCGTAGGGCCGCCGGAAGGACCGGTCGCCCCTTCCGGACCGCTCGCGCCAGTAGGTGTGCTGTATACGAACATGACTATACCCCCATCCACGCCAGGTCTTGTGCAGGAGTCAGGGAGACTGCATAAATCTGCGAAGCGTCGTCCACTGGCAGTTCGAGGACGGCACCCGGCAAAAGGGGCATCCCACCCGTAGCCGGGTTTGCGTCGGCCGTCACGGTGCTGCGGCCGATGAAAATGATGTCGGTGTTCGGATAAAGGTCGCCAGCACCCGGCGCACGCAGCAAGACGCCGCGATTCAGTTGAGAATTCAAAATGGTCAACTGCACCGCTGTTGGACCAACCACCACGTGTCCGTGTTGCAACTCGCTGGTGGGCGAGGTTTCTTTGATTTCCAACATGGCTATGATTCCTGTTGAGAGTTCTTGCCTGGCCCGCGGACCGGTGGCTTCGTCTTGTCACTCAACGTGGTATCCCGGCTGGCCGCTTTCTCTTCCTTGCCAGCACCGGGATTCGCCGAAAGATCGCCTACGCCCCGTGCCCCGGCGTCGCTGTTCATGTTCCCAGCGACCTCGTTCAAGGCCGTCGATTCCGAACCAGCAAACTTCTCGGTGGCCGGATCACGGCTGGTGGACCCGGTGGTCTGCGAACCCAGTTGACCGCCCTTCTGCTGCGCCTGCAAAATCCGAATCGCCCTGGCGGCGTGATCCGCAGCCGCCTGGACGTGCTCGTCATCGTTGAAGCCCAAGGCCATCGAGCCGGTCTTCTCGCCGCACAAGCCCGCCTCGACCGCCGCAATGATGGTGGTGGGGTCGCTGGTGGCATAAGGGGCTTTGTCAATCTCGTCGAAGATGGCCTGGATGTCACCGACGCCGATCTTGCCGCCCAAAAGAGCCAGCACAATGTTCTTCGCCAACTCGCGCTTCACCCTCTGGCCAGGCACGGCGTACATCAGCTTGACCAGGCTTTGGGCCTCCGCAATCCGGTCGGAATCCGTCTTGAGGCTGTAGCGGTCAGGATACTTGACCGTGGCCACGTTCCGTTGCGAAGGACTCCGTTCCTCGTAAGCCGCCCAAAACTCGGCGATCTGCCGCTCCGCTGCTTCCAGCACCAGGCCGATATAAGACAAACCGGCTTCAAGGCCCTGGTTGTCCATCGACTTCGATTCCGCCGTGGCCCGGTTTGCCGTGTCCGCCACGGCCAGATGGATCAGCTTGCGGATGTCGTCCTCCAGCTTGGCTTGCAGGTCCATCGACGCCTTGAGCGGTTCGGCGGACGGATTGATGAACGCGGGCGCATTCATCCCCTTGTCGTAATGGCGGCCCTGGGTCGCACCGACCTTGATGTCGGTGTCCGCAGCGCCTTGTCTGCCCGTGGTCGCCGTGCCGTCGTCATCGACCCCTTGCTTCAAGTGTTGGCCGCCGGCGCGCTGGTCCTTCTGCTCGATATAGAAGGGGAAGTTGCTCTTCAGGGCGTAATTCACGTCGCTGGAGACCAGGTTCAGCAGCGCGATCTGGTGATTGATGACATCCTTAATCATGCTGTCGCCAAGGTCCAACAGCACGAAGGGGATGCGGGTCAACTCCAACTCCACGGCCCCGGCGGGATTCCCCTCGCGGTCGATGGGATTGCCGGCGGTGTCCAGGAATTGCAGGTTGACCTTGCCGGTGTCGCGGTCGATCCACAACATGCGGAACCGCTCGACGGTCGTAGTCGGCAGGTAGGTCCGCTGATCGAAGTTCAGCACCACGTCGCGGAGCAAGAGCGCCTGGAACGTGGACGGTTCGTCCGGCTTGGCACAGGTCCAGCTCAAAATGTCTTCGATGGGGTAGAAATACAAGTAGGGACGAAACCTTTGCACGTCCGCCAGGGTTGCGTTGCCGGGGACCGAGGGAGAATCTACGTAGACGCCCACGCGCCCCATGATGAGCAACTCGGTCAGCACCTTGATGCCGAGGAAGCCGTTCATGGTATTGCCGCGGAGATCGACGCCCAGGTCGAGGCCGCCGACCGCGCGCTGATAGGCTGGGCTGCCGCCACGGCGGGTGGTGTCCTTGAGCCGTTGGAAAATGGCGTTGCGCACGTCGTCGATCGCCACCCGCGCATACGTGGGGGTGGGCGTCATGTCCGAGCGTACTTGGAAGTCCTGCTCGTCTTCACGAGCGGTGAACTTGCGGAGGTACAACTTCCGAAAGTAATCGCCGCCGTTGTAGCAGATACGCCACTTGCGCCAGTCCAGCAGGCTGCTGAGGTAGCTCGGGTGCCTGACCTCGACGATGTTGGTGATGAATTCAACAGTCAAGAGGGCACTCCTTATGTCTCAGGTAAGCGGCGGCCTTGTCAAGATGGTCCGGACTGTCGAAGTAACCGATGCCGAGGTTACAACATTCACAGAGGAGACCACGCAGGTGACCCGTCGCATGGTCGTGGTCAACGTGAAAATTCGTTTCCTTTGGACCAGGACTGGGCGAGCCACAGATTGCACACACGCCACCTTGGGCAGCTAGCAGCCGTGCATAGTCGTCAGGTGTAATGCCGTAACACTTTTTCAGGTTATACTTGCGATTCCGTGCGGGAGTTCGCTGACGTTGTACTCGCTCCTGTGTACACGCCTTGCACCAAGGCACCCGACCATCCGACTGATTCCTGTCCCTGTGGAAATCACTCAACGGCCGAACTTGACTGCACGGTCCTTTGCATTTCTTTGTCAGCGGGGCAGTTTGTTCCATGACAAACAACCTCCGCACGTTTCCAAAGGATTAGAGAACCTTACCAATGTTGGTGCCGCCCACTGACGGTACAAAAGTCAGTGCGATGTCGGAGTAACACAGCGCGTGGGCGTAGTGGTCGGGTCCGGTGTTCACGTAGGTCGCCTCCGGGTTGCCGTGATCGTCCTTTTCGTAGGTCCGCACGAGGTTCTTGACGTGCTCGCGGAACTCCAGCGAAATGTCGGCCGGCAACAACAGCCGTGAGGGATTGGTCTTGAAGCGGCTGAGCGTGCAACTCAACCAATTACTGCGGTCGCAGGTCGCCATCGGCGCGCCGGTGTCTTCCTCGCTGACCGCTATCTCTTTCGCCGTGATGCCTCGCCGATAACGGCACAGATGGACATAACCGTAGAACTTGCGGGCAAACCGCCGGGCGTCGTTGATGTTCGGATCAGCGTCCACTACGCAGGACAGGATTTGCCACTCCCGCATCAACTGGCCGACATAGTTCCAGTCCTCTTCCCGAAACTTGCCATACCAGAGCAGCTTGCCCACCGCCGCCAGGTTGATGTCCACACGCCGGTCGCCGTCGAATATCCACTCGACGACCGTGATGTAGCCGGTCTTGCCCTGGTCCACGCCCATCGTGATGCAGCGTCGGCCGCCGACCGCTGGCCGCACGTCGCGCGTCGTGTGCTTCCGCACCGCGGCGTCCAGCATCGCATCGGAGACCTGCGCGCCCTCGCCAAGGAAGGGGATGCCGATCTTCGAGTTGTGGAATTCCTTGTTGGCTGCTTCGTCCCCCTGCCCGCGGAAATGCGCGATGACAATCTCACCGGGGGTCACGGTGGACGAGTAAAGCTGGTTGGCGTAAAAGCCACGGGATTCCCGCGGGTCCGCCTGCGGATTGGTCGGCTGCCACAGGCCGCCGGAGAGGAACTCCGTCTTGGCTTGGTGGTCCAGCTTGTGCTTGCACTCCTTGCACTTGATGAACGACTCCACGCAGCGCGGATCGCTCACCGTCTCACCGATGATCTCCACGCAGTCCGGCCAAAGTAGCTCGGTCGATCGGCCGCAGTGCGGGCACTTGAAGTAGAAATGTTCCTGCGTGCTGGTCAGGAAGAGCTTGTGGATGCCGTACTTCGGCACGGTCGGCGTCGAGATGGCGACGACGTGCTTCTCGATCTGGCCGGACAACCGCTCCAAGGCCAGCCAGATGGCCTTGGTGTCCATTTCATCCAATTCGTCCAGGACCAGTTCCGAAACCGGAATGGACTTCAGGTTGGAATCGCCGCGGGAGCCGCGAATGTACAGGACATTGGTGCCCGTGGACTTGAGGCCTACGGTGTTGGTGTCCACAAACAACGCTTTGAGATACGGGCTGAGCTTCAGTGCGGTGGCGAAACGGGCCTTGGAAAAGTCGCTCGCATTCAACGTCGTGGGAAGCACGTACAGCACATCACGCTTCAACTGGTCGAGCGTGTAGAATGCTCGATTGATCCCCGCTTCCGTGATACCCAACTGGGCGGCCTTCATCGCCACGGTGAAGGCCGCCTTGCTGTTGTGAATCTCTCGGCACCAAGGGTGATGCAGGAAGCTGTAAGGACCAGGGAAGGGTGCTCCCATCACCCTGCGATACTCAGCCCACCGGCTGCACGACTTGAGCGACGAGGTGGTCAAGCCCGTCGTCACACCCAGCTCAAAGGTGTCCCACAAATCATCGCGGCTATCGCGTCGCTGGGTCATTCGTGTAGCCACCGTTGTAGCAGAGGTTGCATGTCAGGTTCGCATGGCGTCTCGCTCGGTCAGTTTGCGTTCATCCTGTGCAACCTCATGTTTCCTTAGCTGGCCGCCGGAGCAGTCGCATCCACCGTGGTCGCATCGGATGCATTGGCCGTGGTCGCATCGGCCGCCGGTGCTGCTTGGTCCGCCGGGGCAGTCGCATTCGCCGCAGTCGCATCCAGCGTGGTCGCGTCGGGCGTATCGGTCACCGGAGCAGCCTGGTCGGTCGCCGGAGTGGGCGCATCGGCAGCGGAGACATCGGTCGCCGGAGCAACCGCATCGCTCGCCGGAGCGGCCATATCGCTCGCGGTCGCATGGCTGGCGGATGCATCGGTTGCGGTCGCGGACGCATCGGCCGCCGGAGCGGGTTCACTCTTCCGCGTGGCGGCCTTCAACAAGGCAGGGCCGCAGCCAACGGGCGGCCGTTGGTCTGGTCCAAGGAAGCAGGAGTACACGTCCACTTCGTCTTCCTGGACGCCATCCGGGAGCGGAATGTCCACCGAATAATGGCGGTTGTCCACGGTCGTGGAAATCTCGCCTTGGGGAGTGAAGAGGATAATCGTCACCAGCGGCAGGCTGTCATTGTGCGGAACTTTGACTCGCATTGTTTTCCTCGCAGTGTTGGGCCACTCCCAAAAGACGTGACGCCATCTGGCGAAGATGGCTGGGATCGCCGCCCGGCGCACCGAGAAGCGTGTAAACGTGCATCATTTCCACAACCGCATTGCAGGTGACGAGGGCATGGTGCCAGAGGCGCTTGCCGTCTTCCAGCACGAGGCCGGAGACCGGCGGCAGCTTCGGTTTCACCGGCGTCGGCGGGCAGTTCGCACACCGTCGCTCGGCCATCGCTACCTCCCGAACACTTCGTTCATCAGCCGGACGGCCTCGTCGATGTCCTGGGTCCGCACGGTTTCGTGACCGCAGCGGATCACCAGGTAGACGGGGATGCTCGTGATGTGGTTCTGAGCCATCAGATCAGGATGCTGGTCGATGTTGATGCGCTCGACTTCCACGCCCATCTGCTCCAAGGCGTCCAGCTTCGCATGACCGGCGCAACAGGCAGGACACCAATCGGCACCAAAGGCAATGATCTTTGGCCGCGTGCAGCACTGGTTATGTTGCCTGTCCGGCTGTACCTGGCGTCGTTGGTCAGGCGTCGGCCGCGGGGCCACAGGCGTTGGCGGCTTGCAGCCCAGGATCAGGATGGTTGCCAGGATGGCCGACAATGGCACGAGCACCGATTTGCAAAAGCATCGCGTCTTCATATCGACCAGCCTTTCTCGCTGCTGAGCGCGGAAGCCGGCCCCGGCCGGTTACGACACCAGCCGGGGCACAGGAATGCCAGAAAGACCCGCCGAGAGCGAGCGTGCAACAGCAGAGGCCCGGCAGGTTTGCTGAATCGACCCGGCAGCGTCGAGTCGATGACCCCGGGATGCTATCCCTGCTTACGACTTGGAAGCAACAGGGGCAGCCGCCACGGCAGCCGGCGCAGGTGCCGCCGGAACCGGAGCCACCGGGGTCGGAGCCGAAGCCGCAGACTCGATCACGGCGATCTTCGCCTTCACCAGGGCCATGCCCTCGGGCGTAGCGAGCTTCTTATCCAACACACTCTCGTAGGTGGATTCCAATTCTCTCTCGATCGCGTCGTTGCCGGACTCCACTAGCTTGGCGGTGTCGTGGATCTTCTGGAGCAGGTCGTTCACGTCACCCACGGCGAAGTCTTCCAGCAGCGACGGCAACAGCTTGAGGCCGGCGGCCCGCAGCTTGATCGCCAGGACTTGGGCCGACCGCTTCTTGGCCGTCAACGTTTCGTTCTTGCCGAACAGCCACTTGCCGATCTCACGACCAACGAGCACGCAGGCGATGGCGGCCAGAATCCAAATCACAACAGTGGGGTTCATCTTTGCTTCTCCGAGTTTGAAAGTGCCGCATCAGCAGCAATGTAGTTACAAGACAAAGGACACGCAGGACCACGAAGACGCGAAGCCGGCCGCCTCTTACCAGTGGCTAGGCGTCCACTTCGCGGTCAGCTTCTTGCCATAGCCCAGGCAGAGGCCGGCCAACAGCGCGGCACCGCAGATCGGTGCCAGTAACCAGGCGGCCCACACCACCGCATCCGGCTCCACATCCGGCGTGTCCCCGTCATTGATCGGTTGTGGCTCGGGGTCGGAGTCACGCTGCGGTTGAGGTTCCAGTTTGGGTTGGGGTTGGCATTTATTCAGCCGACGATCCACGTCGCGCCGCCACGGTAGGATCGGTCGCAGTCCTTGGGCCTCATTGACCGCGCTGGCAAAGGCAGCATTCAGCCCGGCCGCCGTCAAGGGAATGTCCTTACCGGCACTCTCGTAAACCACGGTGCCATCGGGTTTCTGCATTCGCACCGTTGGCAGTCCCTTGATGTTGCCGGCATACCGCTCCTGGTAGATCGGCGTGTTCGTCTCCACGGGGCAAAACTGGACTTGAGTCTTCAGTTTGAGCAGACTCGGATTGCTGTCAAACCAGCCCGAGACCTCTTTGTAGCGGCCATCGGCGGCATCACCGACCACGCTGATGTACCACTTGTCTTGGTCCTGCGGGAGGTTGACCACCCGCTCTTCGGCCAGAACGCCGTTCACCGTGTCGGCGAGGCAGGGAGCCACGGAAACGAAGAGGGCGAGAACACACAGCACGCACAGCAGCAATCTATTCATTGCTTTTCTCTCTTGTGAAAATAGGACGTTGTTAGGGAAGCGGAGCCGCCGGAGTGTAGACTGGCGCTACCGCCCAACCGTTGCTTGCCTTCCACTCGGCAATCAGCGTCTCGCGCGGAAGCCAGATGTAGTTCTCGACGGCGTTGTCATCCAAAAGGGCGGCCCAATGGGCGTCGAGATGCACCAAGGCGACCATGTGACCGCCTCCCATGATCGTGATGCCGCAACCACGTCGCGTGTGGCAGGCCCACTCCAAAAACTTCACGTCACCGTTGCTGACATAGGCATAGCGAATGTTGGCCTGGTCCATCCGTTGGGCCATGTCGTCCGGCCACTCGCCGTCACCGCAGTTTTGCCGCACCCAGTCGGCCGTCTTGTATCGCCCCTGCCAACGCAGCAAGGACACCATCGTGGCCCAGGTGCAAGAGCCTTGACCATCCTCTCCCCACCAATTGCTCTGTCGCAGCGCGAGCGGCAGGTTGACGGTCGGGCGTTCCTTGCGCACCGGCGGCGCAAAGCGTCTCGGTGATTCGCAGCCGGCAACCGTGGCCAGCAACAGCACTACGAGGGCGATTCGCTTCATCGCAGCCTCCGTGGTTTGAATACCAATTCCCTGCGCCGGAGCGTCCGGCACAGATGGTTCGGATTCCAGCGAGCCGCATCGACAGTCGGCAGAATACCGATGTCCGCGTAGGCCGCGGCCACCCATTCCGAGCAAAAGATCATGTGCAGGTCTTGCTCGCGGAAGCACGATTCGACCCACGACAAGCCGACGCCGGCCGAACGGAACGCCCCCATCGCGTCGTAAGGCGTGTGGATCGTCGCCATCAGGAACTTGGTCAGCCGCTTGTCTTCGTTTTCGTAGAGCGGCCGATAAAGCGGGTAGTGCCAGAGCTTGCCGTCGTATGCCTTGAGAATCTTGCCCAAGTCATGGGCCTGCGTGCCATTGAAGCACTCGCCGGAAATCTCGCAGGGCATGTTTTCCAGCGTCGTCGATTCAAAGAGCAGCATCCGGCCGTCGTCGGCGTGAGCCATGATCCCAACATGGCTGATGCCCCATCCCGGAATCCCGTAGGTGCCGATGTTGATAAGCCCGCTGATCCAACTGTTGCCGGAGAAGCCGATGACATCGCCGGCCTTGAGATCGACCGGGCTGACAATTTTGCCCGCCTCGCGTCTACGCAGGGCTTGTACCGGCGGCGCCGCCGTGGCGAGCAACTGGCCACATTTTTGAAGCATTGGAAACATGCACCACCTCTGGATCGCTGAAGAGTGCCGTGCGGACGTTAAGGATGCGACGGGATTGGCCGTTGTGGCTGATTTCGTGGTACTGCTGATCGTTCGCCCAGCAGTCTTCGCAGCGGGTCTCACCCGGAGACGTGACAACGCGACCGCAGGAGCACCAAACGGGAAGTTGCATTAGGACTCTGATTGAGTCGGGGCCGGAAGTGCAGGCACCGCATCGTTGCGGGCCTGTTGAATGACGGCGATGATGTCATGGATCAGCGTGTCCACAAGCTGCTCGTAATTGGGCAGCCCTTCGAGGCGCGTCACGAGCAACTGGCAAATCTGCGTCCCAACACGCAACAAGGTGGATTTCGCCAACAGGTTGCCAAGGCGTTCTTCGATCTGGTTGCAGGTCTTGACCAGCTTTTCGAGCGTGAGGATATGGCTGTTTACACGCCCATAGATTGCCAGCCGCTCCACGTCCGATTGGGCCGAATTCCACAGCCCCTCGATCATCATGCGGGTCAGGGCGATTTCGTCACGGAGCGATTTGATGTCGTCGTGCTCGGCGAACGACGCCAGCCGGGCGCGGTCCTGGGCCTTGGCAAGGAAGTATTGCCGCATCCCCTTCTCAAGAGGGCGGTGCGCGCAGGCGTGAGCCCGGCAGTAGTCCGATCCTTCCACCTTGACACCCCAACACTGGCCATTGCCGCTCGGGGCCTGGCACCGTTGGGGATCAGCGGGGTCGGTCACGCGCTCCATCGTCTCACCTTGACTAACACGTTGTCGCCTACGAAGCCGACGCGAAGGCTCTTCAGTGAGTTCCTCTACCATAACCAAAGGCCAAAACGGATCGTTTTTCTTAGGCTATCGGGAAAAATCCACGGATTTTCACCCTGACGGCCGCCACGTTTGTTGATGTGACAAATGGAGGACCGCCAAGTGCAACATCACCGACGTTTGCCACCATCCCCGCCGCGTCAGAGCAGCCAAAAACCCGTCCTGCCGATGATTCAGCTTCCGATCTACCGCGTGAAACAGCGGCACCTGGAAGCCTACCTGGCGAGGGTTTACCGGATGGACGGCTTCGACTTCCTGCTGGCGGCCGGGGCCACGCCGGGAATGTGCCCGGAATACCTGGTCGGCCCGGCGCTGCCGCCGGCTTTGAGCGCCCGGCAGGAGGCCGACCGCATCCGCCAAGGCCATCGAACCCGCAACGTGGGCCTGATCCTCAACGTGCTCTGCCTGGACGGCTTTATCCCGGCCGGGCGGTACATTATCGACACGCACCCCGCGCCGCCGCCCGGCCAGGTCTACCGGGCCTTGCTGATCGAGACGGGCGATCCCGATCACCCCCGCTGCGCGGCCTTCAAACTGGAGCACCGCAGCAATCGCGCATTTACGCAACTGGCCATGCAGATGGACAAGGCGGTCTTGGAGGCTCAGCGAGAGCAGAAATGATCCGGCCGCTCACACGTTGTGGCTGGCGGACTCGTGATGTCTCGGTAAGGCAAACCGTCGCTTCCAACGCTTCCACTGCTTCCAAACGACGCTTCGCAAGCATCGTCGAATCCACGAGTCCAATTCGGCCAGCATCGAGAGGGTCTGGCAGAAGCCGACGTAGGCCCGTCACCGGTTCAGGTAGTGGGATAACTGCTCGATCGTCTGCGGTAGACTGGTCCCCCGCGTCCGACAAATCGGGGCCCGCGGCGGGTTCTCGGCGTTCTGATTTGCGAGAAGACAAGATCGGACGTCCGCCCCAGGGGTCGCATCACTCTGCTGGTGACCGGCCGACTGACGCGCAAAAGGAACCATTGTCGAGACGGCCGACTCGCCACTTGCTTTGACCCAAGCGACGGCATCGCTGCGGCTGATGCCCTCGTCCTGACTCTTGTGGGCGGCCCGGATAGAACAGCGTAGCGCCGACTGGCGAATCCATAGGGCGTATCTTTGTTCCTGTGCGATACTGTTCCTGTGCGACACTTGCATCCGAAACCATTATCGGTCATATTCTTAAATTGGCCTCTCAGCACGATTCACACTCAAAACCTCTCCGCCCGTGAAGTCCGTACCCCGGTTTGCGCTATGCGTATACCTCGGGGGGGGGGGGGGCAACTCATGGGACGCATGGATCAGCAAGGATTGCGAGGAGAGATTGAAGGGTGCTATTGCCCCGGCGACGTGAGGGTTCTCGGCGAGAACCTTCGTATCACGGCCGCGTGCGCTCGGCGTGAGCGATCGCCGGCGCGCATCGTGCGCCCCCTTTTCTGCTGTCAGCATAGCGATGGTTCTTTCCAGCGATCCCCAGGAAAACGGGGAGGTTTTCGGTGAAGAAGTCCCGAAAGAAACGCGTGGAAGGGTCCACCCCCTCCTCATCGAAAGCAGTGGGACCAGACCTCGCCGGTCAAGTCGTCCCTTACATCGTCGGCATGGGCGCGTCGGCAGGCGGCCTGGAGGCATTCGAGCAGTTCT